CAAAGAGAAGGAATTGTGTTGTACTAGCTATATCACAAGCATCAGCCGATGCACACAACAGAAATAGTATATCGTTTGATATGATGGAGAATTCTAAAACAGGTAAGGCAGCTGAAGCTGATTTGATTATTGGTATTGGAAGTAATACGATGACCGATCCAACTAATGTTACAAGAGTATTAAATGTAAGTAAAAATAAAATAACAGGGTGGCACGGAGATCCATCTGTCACTATTGATAGATATATAAGTAGGTATGATGATTAGTACAGTAGACGTAGAAACTTCCTATCAAAAGACAGAGCATGGTGGCATGGATCCATTACCTTTTAATCCTAAAAATATACTGGTAAGTGTAGGAATTAATGATGAATATTATTTTACTAATCATAGTGAAAGGGTTGATGAAGGATGCTATCATAAGATACAAGCTATCCTAGATCAAACTACATTACTGATAGGACATAATATTAAATTTGATTTAACTTGGCTACTAGAAGCAGGGTTTAAATATAGTGGTAGGGTTTATGATACTATGATAGGTGAGTATGTATTAAATCGTGGTATTCGTAAGAGTTTAACGTTACAGATGTGCTGTCAACGTAGGCGTATAGGTTCTAAAGATCAAGCCATTAAAGAATTTATGGATCGTGGTATATCTTTTGAAAATATTCCTAAAGATATTGTAGAAGAGTACGGTCGTGTTGATGTGGAAATAACTAGAAAGTTATTTGATTCTCAGATGGATGATTTAAGATTAGAAAAACATAGAGGGTTACTTCGTACCATTAAGATGATGAATGAATTTTTAATTGTTTTAACAAGTATGGAACGTAATGGTATCCATGTAAATTTAAATACATTAGCAAGTGTAGAAAAAGAATATCGTGCAGAGTTTGCCTACTTAAGACAGAAGATTGATAAGATTGTCTATGAAAAAATGGGTGATACTAAAATTAATTTGGCTAGTCCCGAACAGCTTTCATGGTTAATCTATTCAAAGAAACCTAAAGACAAGGATGTATGGGCAAAGCTATTTAACATTGGAATTGATAAACAGACAGGTAAAAATAAAAAGAAACCTCAATTCTCTAGGATTAGATTCAGGGAATTAGTAAGAAGTAATACTGAAATTATTCATAAGACAACAGCACAACAATGTGGATCATGTCAAGGTAAAGGTGTGATTAAAAAAATTAAAGTTGATGGTACTCCTTTTAAAAAGTATAGTAAATGTTCTCAATGTGATGGGGATGGCTATACTTATAGTCAGTTAGCTAAGGTTGCAGGATTTAATTTAAGACCACGAAGTGTATATGATACTGCTGAGGCAGGATTTAGAACTGATCGAATTACTTTAAGTAAGATTGTAGGTGAAGCTGAAGGTGAGTTAAAAGAATTTGTTGATGCTATCATTAGACATAATTCAATTGATACTTATTTGCATACCTTTGTTAACGGTATTAAATCTTTTACAAATGAAAGCAGTTTATTACATCCTAAATTTATGCAGGCAGTAACAGCTACTGCTAGATTATCTAGTCGTGATCCTAATTTTCAAAACCAACCAAGAGGTAAGACCTTTCCTATTCGTAAGGTAGTAGACTCTAGGTTTGAGGGTGGTAGTATACTTGAGATAGACTTTGCACAATTAGAATTTAGAACAGCTGTATTTTTAGCACAGGATAAACAAGGTATGGAAGATATAAAAAATAAAATAGATGTTCATGCCTATACTGCTGAAGTTATAGGAGTGTCTCGACAGGATGCAAAGGCACATACTTTCAAGCCTTTATATGGTGGTACTACAGGTACTGAAGAAGAGAAAAGATATTATAAAAAATTTGCAGAAAAATATAAGGACATTACTGCGTGGCATGGAAGATTACAGACAGAGGCTATTAAACTTAAACAACTTAAATTACCTACAGGCAGAGAGTATGCGTTTCCTTATGCTGAACGAATGCCTTGGGGTGGATCTAGTTATAGCACACAAATAAAAAATTATCCTGTACAAGGTTTAGCAACAGCTGACATTGTACCATTAGCATGTATAAAAATATATGAACTAATGAAAGGACAAAAGGTAAAGAGTTTGCTTATTAACACAGTTCATGATTCTATTGTGGCTGATGTTTATCCTGGTGAAGAAGCTGTAATGAGTAAGATATTTAAACAGGGTACGGCTTCTGTAATACCTGCATTGAAAGAGTATTATGGAATTAATTTTAATATTCCCCTTGACACTGATCTCAAGATGGGATATAATTGGTTAGATATAAAGGAGATATAATATGAAACCAAGTAAAAAAGAAATAGAAAGTAAATTTCCACCCATTATCAATGGCACATATAAAAAAGATATGCCTAGTAAAGATATTGGTTATCAAAAATGGGAAGTAATAAAAACATACGAAGTAGAAATGCTGTATGAAATAGTTGCCAAAACACAAAAAGATGCTGATGAACTTTTGGAAAAAGAAGAGTGCATCAAACTCGAAGATGTTGATGGTTATGGCAAAACTTTTCGTGAAACTATAACAGGTAAACACTCTAATGATATGAGTGGTGATGAGGTAGCAACTTGGAAAAAAATCGAGGAGTGTGTTCCGAGTGAAGATACTGATAGTGATAATGACTTTAAACCATTTTTAAATTATGAAGATGGTGATTGGACAAAAGACGAGTACCAATGGTTAAAGAAGGAAGATGGGAGTAATCATGACAATAAATAAAGCTATCTTTTATATCAAATACTATGCTGATAAACACAAAGGCATAATTGAACGTAAAGCAACTCTTAATGAGGATTGTTTTGAGGGTGTTCATAAAACAAAAGGTTATGCATATAAAAAGTATGTTGACCTAGATCAAACTGAACAACTTGGAAATGATAAAGATGGCAAACCTCAAATTAGATGTGCCTCTAAATCTTGGGAAATAAACCCAACTCGGACAATTAGTTAATGAAATATTGTCAAGGAAACAAGTGCCACGAATACAGAACGAAAGATCGTATTCGTGGTACGAAAGGAAATAAGTCTTATCAAACTCGTAGACGTTCTAGTTTTTATTATGGCGAGGGAAATTTTTGTTCTTTAGCTTGTCAAAATGATTGGCTTATTAAAAACATTGAACACGCATTAAATCATTTCGGTAGAGTAACTGAACCGAAGAAAGTAATGTGCGACCAAGCTTGGTATAAAGATTATAGATGGAATAGAATAGGCACAACTCGCAATGATTATAATCATTACTTCGTTAATGATTTACTTGGTCAACGTATCTCCATTACAGAACAACAGTATGATAATAAAGACTTAACAACACCACCAACAAGTTAATCCTCTAGAGTCACGCGTCTAGCGACGCGTGGCTTGTCACTTGTTGCTTATTTATAATATATATAGATCGATAGAGGTACCACAACCGATCCGAAAAAAGACAATTCCTCAAACACTAAAACACTTAATCTAAAAAGGGGTCCCACTCCTTTACACTATATTGCTTGATTCAGAGAGTCAGTGCTGGTAAATACATTTTGGGTCCCATAAAAAATATTTTATGCAAAATTTTTTATCATTAGAAGAAATTGTAAAAAGAATAGAAAAACTTCCTCCTGATCTTAGACGTAAAGCCAAGAAGAAGCTTCTTGCGCTTAGTCGAACGAAAACGGTTAATGCCATTCGAAATGATTTTCTGACTTTCGTTAAACACATGTGGCCTGATTTTATAGAGGGGTCCCATCATAAAATTATTGCAAAAAAATTTAATCAATTAGCCTCGGGTGAAATCAAACGTTTGATTGTGAATATGCCACCCCGTCATACCAAATCAGAATTTGCATCCTATTTGCTTCCTGCGTGGATGATCGGCAAGACACCTAATTTAAAAATTATTCAAGCGACTCATACCGCTGAACTAGCGGTACGTTTCGGACGTAAAGCCAAACACTTAATGGATACTGAAGAATATAAAAAAGTCTTTCCAACACGTTTGATGGAA